ACCATTCAGTCTCGTAGCGGCGAACTCGCTGACAACGTAACAAACAACAACGCCCTGCTCATGGTTCTTCGCGAGCGTGGGAATGTCCGTCCGTTCGGCGGCGGTAACGTGATTTTGGAAGAAATCATGTACACCGACTCGACGACGACCAACGTCAACTCGTACTCGGGCTATGAAGTGCTGAACATCAGCCCGAACAGCCCGATCTCGGCTGCTCAGTTCAGCATCCAGCAGTACGCGGCGGCCGTGACCATCTCGGGTCTGGAAATGCTCCAGAACTCGTCGAAGGAAGCGATCATCGATCTGCTCGATTCGCGCATGGATATCGCAGAAGCGCAGCTGATCAACCGCATCGCTGCGGACATCTACCTCGACGGTACGGGCAACTCGGGCAAGAACATCACCGGTCTGGCCGCGGCTATTCCGGATGCTCCGGGCTCGGGCACGTATGGCGGTATCTCGCGCTCGGCATTCCCGTTCTGGCAATCGCAGGTGTTCTCGGGCACGACCAACGGCGGCGCTCCGGTGTCGGCGGCGAACATCCAGAACTACATGACGCAGTTGTCGCTGAAGGCGGTTCGTGGTCGCGATCGTATGGATCTGTTCGTCGCGGACAACAACTACTACTCGGCTTACATCGCGTCGATGCAGGCTCAGCAGCGCGTCATGAGCGACGGCAACACGAAGCTGGCTGGCGCCGGTTTCCCGGCCGTGAAGTTCTACGGTGGCGGCATGGCGGCTGACGTGGTGTTGGACGGTGGAATCGGCAGCAATGCGACGGCCAACCACATGTGGGGGCTGAATACGAAGTACATCAGCTTCCGTCCGCACCGCGACCGGAATTTCGTTCCCATCGGTGGCGAGCGTCAGGCAGTAAATCAGGACGCTGTCACCAAATTAATCGGGTGGGCCGGTAATTTGACGTCCCGTGGTCCGCAGTTCAGCGGCGTTTTGATCGCCTAAGGAGCCAACATGCCCGTCTATTCCGTAACTCCTCAGATCGGTTTCGATCTGGTCAACACGATCCTTGCTACCGATATTGCATCGGGCGCCCGGACCGTGCCCGTCAACCTCGGTGAGCAAGTGTGGGGCAGCGATGGCAAGCGGTACGTCTTCGCCAAAGCCAACGCTTCGATCTCCGCTTCCACGGCCGTCTGCACGGTCAGCCCGACTACCTTCCTCGCGACGGCATCGGGTGGCTCGTACCTGTCGCCGGCAACCGCAATGTCGACCGGCGACTACGGCTGGTTCAGCATCGCATCGGTCTAAAACAGCTTTTCTCCCGTGGGTCTTGGGGCGTCGAAACTGGCGCCCCTTTTTTCACGGGACCTTACCCATAACAGGAGAAAAGAATGTACGAAGCACTGGAAAGTGATACGCAGAACCCGCGGGCTGGGCTGTACGTCGAGTTCTTCCCCGGCAAGCGCTACAACGAATTCCGCAGTAAAGAGAGCGGCAAGCCCGAATTCGATCTGGTCCCGATGATCAAGAAGTGCAATCCGGGCGATCCGACGAACATCATCGAGCGGCCGGCGCGTGACGATGACAAGGACGAATGGCCGGGACAGTGGGCTGCTTACGAGCGCCGCACATCCTACCGTCCGGAATCGGGAACGCCGGTTGAAGACTGGCCGCGTCTCGATGTTGCGACCGTCGCGAAGCTGAAAGCGCTTGAATTCCACACCGTCGAACAACTGGCCGAATGCTCGGACCAGCAATGCCAGCGCATCGGCATGGGATGCTACGAGCTGCGCACGAAGGCGGCGGCCTATATCGCTGCAGCCAAAGACTCGTCGCTCGCTCAGAAGCAGGCCGAAGACCTGATGCTTCGTAATCAGGAAATCGAAGACCTGAAGGCAACCGTTCTGCGCCTCGGCTCGCAGTTGGAAGCAATGCAAGCGATGGACCCCGAAAAGCGCGGCCCCGGCCGCCCGCGTAAAGAGGCGTAAATATGTCGTCGACCATGTTGCAGCTTGTGCAGCAAGCTACCGGTGAATTGGGGCTTGCCGTGCCGTTCTCAGTTGCGGGCAATACTGCCCAAGACACGACGCAGCAGCTTGCACTGCTCAACGCGGTCGGCTATGACTTGCTACGCGAGCCTGCATTCAACTGGCAGGCACTGACGACTGAATACCGATTCACGAGCCTCTGGACAATCCAGACTGGCAATGTGTCAAGCGGATCGGCCGTCATCACGAATATTCCATCTACGGCTGCGATCGTCGCTGGCACCTACATGGTGACCGGCAACGGCATCAATCAAGATACGTATGTCCAGTCGGTCGACTCGCCTACTCAAGTGACGATGAGTCAGCCGGCCGCAGCGAGCGGAACGGCTGTATCGCTGACGTTCGCCAAGACGAAATACGCGTTCCCGGTGGACTATCAGCGCATCATCGACCGCACGCAGTGGGACAAATCGAAGCATTGGGAAATGCTCGGACCTGAGAGCCCGCAGCAGTGGCAATGGCTGAAGTCAGGCTACATCGCGACCGGTCCGCGCATTCGCTGGCGCATCCTCGGTAACACGTTCCAGATTTGGCCCGGTGTGAGCACGTCGGAATACCTCGGCTTCGAATACGTCTCGAAATATTGGGTGACGGATGCTGGCGGCACGGCCAAGGGCAGTTTCACGTCCGATACCGATACATGTCTGTTCGACGATCGGCTGATGGTTGCGGGGCTGAAGCTCAAGTATTGGGGCATCAAAGGCTTCGAGACGCAAATTCTGCAAGACGAGTTCGACGCAATTCTGTCGTCAGTCAAGGGTGAGGAACAGGGTTCGCCTATGCTTTCCCTGGCTCCGCGCGTCTCCAGTTATCTGCTCGGACCTGAGAACATCCCGGACAGCGGCTATGGAGTCGCTCAGCCGTGACAAACATTACCGGTATCGCAGCAGCGGCCCAGCGTAGACGCCGGCAGGCCCAAGGGCAGCGCTCGGCTACGGTCAACCTTCCTGCGCCTGTTGGCGGTTGGAATGCCCGCGATTCGCTCGCGGAGATGCCTCCGACCGATGCAGTGTCATTGACGAACTGGTTTCCGACGACCTCAGATGTCATGGTGCGCGCCGGCTTCACGAAGTGGGCGACCGGCTTTCCGTCCCAGGTTAATACCGTGATGGGTTACAACCCCGCCAGCGGCTCGGCAAAGCTATTTGCAGCGAGCGGAGCGGGCATCTATGACGCGAGCGCTGGGGGTGTTGTAGGCGCTCCCGCTGTATCCGGCCTCACTAGCGACAAATGGTCATATACGAATTTCGCAACGTCAGCCGGCGCCTTCCTGTTGTGCGTGAATGGACAGGACGGCTACTACCTGTATAACGGCACTACCTGGCAGAGCGTCACGTCTAGCTCGTCCCCGGTTTCGATTACCGGTGTTGATCCGACGACATTCTCGTTCGTGACGGCCTTTGCTCAGCGCGTCTGGTTCATTCAGAAAGCGAGCCTGAAGGCGTATTACCTGCCAGTGGGACAAGTCGGCGGCGCCGCGCAGGCGTTCGATTTCAGCGCCATCTTCCGCATGGGCGGCTCACTCGTCTCGATGGGCGTGTGGACGGTCGATGGCGGTTACGGCATGCAGGATTATCTCTGCATGTGCACGAACCAGGGCGAGATCGCAGTGTACGGTGGCACAGATCCTTCGCAAGCGTCGACATTCAATCTCGTCGGTGTCTATCAGCTTGGTTCCCCGATGGGTTTCCGCTCATTCATGAAGTATGGAGGCGATCTCCTATACATCGGAAAAGACGGACTGGCGCCGATCTCTCAGGCGCTTGCGTCGTCGCGCATTAATACGCAGATAAACCTGACCGCGAAGATTCAAGGCGCTGTCTCGGCTGCGACTAGTCTTTACCCGAACAATTACGGCTGGTGCTTGGTCCTGTTTCCGCTGCAAAACATGATCATCTTGAATATCCCGGTTAGTCCGGGGCAGCAAGAGCAGTATGTGATGAACACGATTACCGGGGCATGGTGCAATTTCACCGGGTGGTCTGCGAATCACTGGGAGCGCTTCCAGGATCAGATCTACTTCGGTGGTCCCAATTACGTCGCGCGTGCATGGTCCAACTTCTCTGATGACAGCACGAACATCAATGCCGTAGCTCAGCAGGCATTCACCGAATTCGGAACGCCGCTTCAGAAGCGGTTCACGATGATGCGGCCGATCCTCTGGACCAACAGCGCGCCCGCTCTGGCTGCCGGCATCAACGTTGACTACGACCAAAACGTCCCGCAGAACACGCTGAACTTCGTGCCTACAGGTTTTGCTGCATGGGATTCCGCGATATGGGACCTCGGTATTTGGGGCGGTGGCCTGCAAATCGCGAAGGCTTGGCAAGGTGTTACGGGTATTGGTATGACCGGATCTCCAACGCTGAAAGTATCAGCAAACGGAAATGAGGTCCATTGGGCCGCGTCTGACATCGTGTTCGAAACGGGCTGGACCATCTAATGAAGCGAATTGTTTGGGATCAGCCGGAGCGCGTGATGCGTTTCGTCGCTGATCGCGTCGGCGAGCATGAATTCGAAGGATATACGGCAATCGGGCTAGAACGCGATGGAGAACTGATTGCAGGCGTGCTCTATGAGCAACACAACGGGCCGAACGTGATGATGCATGTTGCCTCAGACGGTTCGCGTCACTGGATGACGCCGGCTTATATGGCTGCGTGCTTCAAATATCCGTTTCTTTGCCTAGGGGTCAACCGTGTAACGGGTCTTGTCCGTGCCGACAACAAAGACGCTCAACGTTTCGACGCAGCTCTTGGCTTCAAGCCCGAAGGCATATTACGAGAAGCCGCAGCAGACGGCACCGATCTAATACTGTACGGGATGCTCAAACGGGAATGCAGGTATCTAGACGGTAAATATCACGACGCGCTGCTTAAGGACAGAAAATGAACGTGTTTAAACTCCTAAAATATCTGCTGGTGGACGCATTCACGTTCTACGGTGGCGGCGGCAAGGGTGGCGGCTCGGCTCCTTCCGCGCCGGACCCGAACGTTGTAGCAGCGGCCACGACCAAAACGAACACGGATACGGCCGCCTTCAATAAGGCGCTCAACCTCAACAATTATTCGAATCCGTTCGGCTCTCAACAAACGACGCAAACAGGCGTCGACCCCAATACCGGCGCGCCGATCTACAACACCAATGTCAGCGCAAACCCGCAGCTTTCGGGTGCTCTGAATGGATTGCTAGGGCAGGCGTCGAATAGTGGAGGCACGCTTAGCGATGCGCTCGGCGGTATCTATTCGCTGAACGGTCAATACAACAACCTCGCCGGCCAATATGGAAATTTGAATCAGGGAATTTCCGGGCTTGGATCGCAATATTCGAACATCTCGAATTCGCTTGGTGGCTTGCAAGGCCAGTACGCGGCGCTCGGTAGCCAGTTGGATCAAGGCGCAGCTAAGAATGCTCAGCAGCAGGGGCAGGACGCGGCCTACAAGGCGCAGACTCAGTATCTCGACCCTCAGTATTCGCAGCAGAAGGAATCGCTTGACGCGTCTCTTGCAAACTCAGGTCTGACACCCGGTTCGGAGGCGTACAACAACGCCATGACGAACTACAACAACACGAAGCAGCAGGCATATAGTAACGCGCAGAACCAAGCGATCATGACGGGATCGCAGATCGGCGCGCAGAACTTGCAGAATCAGATTTCAGGCATCAACACGCAGTCTGGTTTGCTCGGGCAGCAAGCGGGCTTGTATGGTCAACAGGCGGGATTGGTAGGGAATCAAGCGGGCCTCTACGGACTTCAGGCCAATAATCTTGGCTCTATCGGGTCGTCATATGGCGCGCAATCCGGGCTTATGGGCCAGCTCGCATCGCTAGGGAACATGCCGTATTCGCAGCTTGGCAGCATTGCCAGCATGATCCCTGGTTACTCAGGAACGGGTCAGGCTAGTGCGAATCCGGCTGATATCGCCGGTCTATACAACAACCAGTATCAATCACAGCTTGCGAACTACAACGCTCAGCAGCAGAGCGCGAACAACACGCAGAGCGGGATCATGGGTCTTGGGAGCGCCGCAATTATGGCTTCGATGATGTCGGATCGACGGACTAAACGGGCTATCAAGCGTGTTTCGACATGGGTGAACGGATTGGGCGTTTATACCTATCGTTATATGTGGGAACCGAAACACATTCGCCATCTCGGATTCATGGCTGACGAAGTGAAGAAACTCGCTCCGTTTGCTGTAGTGCGTGGTGTTGACGGCTTTGACCGTGTGAATTATCAACTGGCAGGGAGCGCGCGATGAACTGGGGCGGAACGATTCTTGGAAGTTTGGCTGGCGGCGGATTGGGTGGCCTTGTTGGGAGCGGCGCGTTAGGTGGCTCTGGCGGCAATGCAGGAATGGGCGCGCTGCTCGGTGCTGGCGCTGGTGGTCTGCTTGGCGCTGGCGGTATGCCGGCAACCACCAGCGGTGTGGCTGGCATGCTCCCGGCACTCATGATGGCAAAGAAGGGGCAACAACAGCCGCCAATGCAACAACCAGGGGCGATGCAACCGCAATTCTCTATGCCTCAGATGGGCGGCGGGGTTCAATACGGCGCCGGTTCGCCGGGTTATCAGAATGCGCTTGCACAAGCGCTCGCACAATATCAGGGGTAAAGCATGGCCGGTGCTACTAGTGGAATGACGATTCTCCCGCAATTTCAGGGAGACGCCTATACGCTTCAAAATAAGGCGGCGCTGGCTCAGGCATTGATGCAACAATCGTTCCAGCCGCAGAACACGCAGGCGGTCGGATCCGGCCAATATACGGTCGTTCCGAAGTACAGTGGCTTGGGCGGTCTGGCGCAACTTGGACAAGCATTGGTATCTGCGAAGTTACAAAATCAAGTCGCGCAAGGCTATCAGGGGCTCGGCCAGAACCAATGGGCGGCGCTTACTGGCTCGCCGGCTTCGTCCGGTGTCGGTGGCTCGGGTGATGGATCGAGCGCATCTGGTTCAAGCCCGCAGGCACTCGCCTCTGCTCTCGGTGGCGGTGGATCGTCTGCGCAACCTGCTCCGCAACAAGGTGGCTTGCTCTCGCCTGGCGGCCCGCTGAATCCCAATGGCATCCCGACTGCCGCCGCGGCGCAAATGTACCTGAGCGGCCCGGAAGGGCAAAAGGAACTGTTCAAATCGGTTACGTCTGCTTATGCGCCGACGCAAGCGACGATGCTGGCCCGTCAGGGAAATATGGACACTGTGCAACAAAACAGGCTTCAGGCCAGCCATGACGCATATCTTGCTCCCAACCAATTTTCCCCGAACACGGTTGTTCAAGATGCGCGAACTGGCGCGATATCGACCACCCCTTCTGCTGCTCCAGTTGGATATCAAAACATCCAGAGTACCGATGGGAAGTGGTACACGATCCCAGTTCAAGGCGGAACGGCGGCAGTTGCAGGAAACGCAGCCGCTACGGCAGCTGGCGAAGGTAGCCAACTCCCGTATGCTGGTTTAGATGCAAGCGGGAACCCGCTGCCTGTCACGAATCGCACCTCAGCCGCCACGCAGGCAGGCGCAACCACGCCCGCATCTGCCGCGATCGTACAGACCGAAAGCAACGGCAACCCAAACGCCGTTTCTCCCAAAGGCGCGATGGGCGCATGGCAAGTCATGCCGAACACGAAGACCGACCCCGGTTTCGGCGTCACGCCAGCGGCAAACAATTCGCCGGCTGAACTGAACCGTGTCGGTCGCGACTATTACAACGCGATGGTCAACAAGTACCAGAACCCGACGCTGGGCGCGATCGCGTACAACATGGGGCCCGGTGCTACCGATCAGTGGATCAAATCCGGCGCGCAGTTCGAAAAGCTTCCGGCCGAGACGCGCAACTACGTCGGCAAGGTGAGCACGCTTACGGCGCTGAATAGTGGTGCGGCTCCGAGCGCTCCTGCTAAGCCCGCGGGGATCTATGCTGCTGCTCCGATGGGCGCGCAAGCGAATGCGGAAGCGACCGCAAAAGCCCAAGTCGAGACGATGCAGAAATCGTACGGCAACCTTCAGAATCTGCGCCAAGGTGGCCCCGCAGCGCTTCAGGATCTCGACAATATGATGGGACTCGCCGCTGGCAAGTCTCCGACCACTGTCGGCCCGTATGTAGCGTCGATGGCGGGGCTGGTCAGTTCGAACGCGGCCGAGTATGAGAAATCGCGCGATAACCTCGTGACGAATCTCGGCAGCCAGTTGGGAATCAGTTCGGATGCGGCACGAGAAATGGTCTACGGTTCGATCCCGTCATACGGTGCGCCGAAACAGGCAATCGCGAATGGGCTGGCTACGCTGAAATCTCAGGTGCAAACCCGCATGCTGAAGTCTGATTTTTTGTCGGATGCCTATGCGTCAGGCGATGCGAAGGCATACAACCAACGCGAGAACCAGTTCGACCAAAACATGACGCCAAAAATTTCGGGGATTGTCGCCATGCCGTCTGGTCCACAGCGCGCGGCCGCACTTCAAGCCGCAGCGAAAGATCCGAACGTGCGAGCTCGTCTCGAATGGGCTGCCTCTAACGGGATTTTGAAATGAGCGCATTGGACGACATCATTGCTCGGGACAGTGGGCCTCAGCAGGCGTCGCCGCTCGATGCAATCATCGCCCGTGATACGCAGGCCGGCGCGCAAGCAGCACCGCAGCAACAGCCAGCGCCGGCCGCCCCTAATGCTCAGCCTTCATCGCCTTGGCAAACTCCGGGCGCCCTCACAATGGGCGCTGGCGATGCCGTACGCGGCTATGCTCAGTCGCTCACGCACGGGCTGTCATGGCTTGCCGACAAGGTAGCGCCTGACTCTCAATTCGCCAAAGATGCGCGCGCAGCTCTGCCGCAGATGCAGCAGACGATCGATTCGCAGAATGCGCAGTATGCAGCAGCGAACCCTGATGCCGGAATGGACTGGAAGCGGATCGCGGGGCAGGCAGGCGGAATGGCTTTGCTCGGCGGCGGCGGTATGGCTGCTCCGGAAAGCATGGCCGGTAAGGCCCTGGTTGGCGCGCTTTCCGGTGCGGCCGGATCTGCCGCTCAACCGGTGACTAATCTTCAGCCTGGACAGAGCTACGCGGATCAGAAGCTAGACCAAATCAAGACGAATGCGCTAGTCGGCGCGCTTGCTGGGCCGGCAACAGCGGCCGCAGGGAAGGTGATTTCTGGCGCGGGTGGCGCAGCCCAGCAGAAGTTGGCTGATGCCGGCGTGACGATGACACCGGGTCAAATCCTTGGCGGTGCATGGCAACGCATGGAGGATAAGGCGACGAGCCTTCCTGTGCTTGGTGATCTGATTAAGAGCGCGCAGCAGCGTTCGGCAAACTCGTTCAATACGGCCACGTATAACGAGGTTCTGGCTCCGCTCGGGCAGAAGTATTCAGGCCCAATCGGGAACGAGGGCGTAGAAGCGGTCCAGCGGACCATCGGGGACGCATACGACAACGCGCTGTCGAAAATGACGTTCAAGGCCAGCGACCCTGCGTTTCAGTCTGACATCACCAATCTAGCGGGTATGGCGAAAAGCCTTCCTGACCAGCAGCAGCGCCAATTCGGCAACATCCTGCAAACGCAGATATTTGGCAAGCTGGGCCCGAACGGCCAGATGGATGGCCAGACGCTTAAGGGCGTGCAAAGCGAACTGTCGCGTATTGCGCGCGGCTATGCAGGCGATCCGTCCTACGACAATCGGCAACTCGGCCAAGCGATCGGCGAGATAAAGAATGCGATCGATTCATCGCTGCCGCGCTACAACGCTCCGGAAGCGGTAGACGGGCTTTCGAAAGCCAATGCGGCATGGGCGAATTTCGTCAGGCTCCGTACTGCGGCCGCGTCGCAGGGTGCGATGAATAACGGTGGAGTGTTCACGGCTGCGCAACTAAATAACGCTGTGCGCCAATCCGACAAGTCGGTCGGTAAGGGCGCATCTGCGACTGGAAACGCGTTGATGCAGGACTTCTCAGGCGCGGGCCAGCAAGTGCTAGGGTCGAAATATCCAGATAGCGGAACGGCTGGCCGCGCCATGCTTGGACTTGCAGCCAGTGCGGCAGCAGGGCATGCGCTTCTGCCGGCCGCAGTCGCTGGCCCTGCTGGCGTGTTAGGAGCAGCAGCAGCGGCGCCTTACACGAAATACGGTCAGGCTCTCGCGCAGGCGTTACTTATGAGTCGTCCTGCGGGGGCGGTCCCAGTAGGGAATGCGCTTTCGCGTTATGGGGTCCCATTCTCCACGGCGCTTGGCTCGACTCTCCTCCCATCGGTAACTGGCGGCCAGTAACCAACTGTATGCCGCGCGCGCTACTCCGGCAAAAACGAACATAAGCGTAACGGTTATCACCGAACGTAACTGATCACTCATTTTTAATCCCTCAAGGGCCGCCCAGTGCGGCCTTTTTGTTTTGATAACGTTCTGCGGCCGTCATACTTCGACATGTTTTACAACCGCGACCTGTCTTTACATAGTACGTGTTGTCATTGGTGTACTCATGACCACGGTTGCAGTGCGTTCTTGCATTTCGCATCTTCGCTGCTGCCTCAACCGCGAGCTTGATCGTTTCCGGATTTCGCGGAAGGCGTTTTATGGTAAGAGCATCCTCCAGTGGAACTCCATTTGCAATGCGCTTCATGATTACATCACCGCCCCTCAGACCGAGGTCATGCGCCCACTGGGTTGCTGTTCGCGTGGATCCGTTGAATGTAATTTGAATATTCGTCCTGCGGTTGTTGCATTGCTCTTTCATAGTTGCCCAGATGCAATTCTCAGGGCCATATGGAAGATTGTTGTCTCTTCGCTCAAGAGTAGTTCCTGGCGGTCTCGGGCCCATATCTTCGACGAAATTTCTGAAGCCTGTTCCTCGCCGCATTAGCCATCTATCACAAACTGTGATTCCTCGGCCGCCGTAGGAATGATAAGCAGCGTTAGTTTCGCAATAGCAACGCTTTTTCATTGAAGCGTAGAGCCAGTAGTCAGGATGTTCTTGAGCTTTGAATTCCACGTATCTCTCTCCTTAGTGATACTTATATTTTAACGCAATCTCAGATAGAGGTGTACGGTGCCATTTAACGGCTCAGGAATTTTCCAGTTGGTCGCGGGCAATCCGGTGGTGACAGGAACGGTTATTAGCTCGACCGTTCACAATAACACCATGTCAGATATTGCCAACAATGGGCTAACCAACTGTATCGCGAAAGATGGTCAGACTACAGTCACGGCCGACATTTCGTTTAGCGGTTTCAAGTTGACCAATGTTGCATCTGCTATCGCGCGCTCGGGTGTTCCTAACGCAGGACAGATTCAGGACGGCGGACTGATCTTGCTGTCTGCGGTCACTGGTACGAACACGATTACGGCGACAACCACCCCCGGCGTTACTGCATACCTTCCGGGGCAGGTTTTCCGACTGTTCCCAACTGGTTCGAATACTGGCGCGACAACGCTCAACATCAATTCGCTGGGCGCAAAAAGCATCACGAAATTCGGTGCGGCACCGCTTTCGGCCGGTGACATCATCACTGGAAACGCCATAGAAGTGATGTTCGACGGCGTGCAGTTCCAGCTTTTGGGTGCAAGTGGGGCAGGGCGTCTAATCAATGTCCAAATCTTCACGAGTTCTGGCACATATACGCCAACGGCCGGCGCGACTTCCATCATCGTCGAAGGAATTGGCGGCGCTGGCGCTGGCGCTGGCGCTGCAAATCCGGGTGTTGGAGCCGCAAACGCGGGTGGTCCTGGTGGCAATGGCGCATGGGGCCGCAAGCGAATCTCTGGTCCCACCTCACAAACCATCACGATCGGTGCGGGCGGAACGCCGACGACAGGCGCAGGCGGCAACGGAACAACCACATCATTCGGCGCGCTCCTGACGCTACCGGGCGGCACCGGTGCACCTGCTCCGACAGCATCAGCAAGCGCTGCTCTCTCTGGCTCATACGGAGCCGGTGCAGGTGGCCCAACAGGTGCTGACGTTGGTTCGGCGGGCGGCAACGGAACGGCGGGGCTGATCTTGGCATCAAGCAGCGCCCTTGCAGGCACCGCGTCGAACTCTCAATTCGGCCAGGGCGGAGCTGGCCCCGGTGCGAATGCGCCGCTTTCTTCGAATGGCAGCGCTGGTGGCCGTGGCGCAGGGGGTGGCGGCGGCGTGGCGGTCGGGTCTGTCACGGCAGCCACGGGAGGTGCCGGGGGTGCCGGTCTAATCATCGTCTGGGAATACTCGTAAATGAAAACATACGCACGCATCGATGGCGGTCGAGTCGTCGAAATCATCGAACCTGCAACGTACGATATCGATTGGCTAGACGATAACGAGGATGTCATTCACAAAGCCGGCGACGATATTCCCATCGAACAACGCTTCACGCCTGAGTTCGTATTGACGCTCGTCGATGTCACAGATATCTCACCGCAACCTATCGTCTGCATGGTCTATGACGGGCATACGTTCTCTGAGTACGTTCCGCCTGCCCCAAGCGCAGTGGAGATCTTAGCGACGAATACGCGCACGCGAGACGCTCTGCTTGCGCGGGCTGCTGCGGCAATCGCGCCACTCCAAGACGCAGTCGATCTGGACGAAGCGACCGCTGCTGAAACGGCTCTGCTTAAGCAGTGGAAGCAGTATCGCGTCGCGGTGAACCGCATCGACCTAACGAATGCTAATCCGGCGTGGCCGATTACCCCATCCGCATAAAAAATAGCGATTACCCACGGGGCAAAGGATGCCAATACATGAAGAAATAGCGGCGGCCATTCATGCCCTTTCTACCTCGATGGATCAGAGGCATTGCGAAAACATCACGGCTCAATCTGTAACGGAGAGAAAAGTGGACGAAGTAATCCGCAGGGTCGACGACCTGCACAAAGCATTTCCCGGTGGCGATTGGGAAGGGCACAGACGGTATCACGAAGGTTTGATTCGCAAGATGGAAGCTCGGACCGAGTTCTACGAAGACTTGCGGTCCGA